TATAAACGAAATTATTTCTGTTTTACGTAAAGTATGAATGGATTTTCAGGATAATCACTTAAAAGTGATTTCCACCTTTAAATCACCTTTACCTTTAATTACTCGGTGATAAACCCCTTTTGGGATAAAGTATTCTTTACCTTCAATTAATTGTTTTGGAATCTCATTATCCATTTGAAGTTTCCAATCATTATTTTGAATTACTTTAACATTTCTATCTTCATTATCGAAATGCCATTTTAATTCCTGTGTATTAACGTCTTCTGAAAAAACTCTTGTTCTTTTGTTTCCTTTAATATTTTCTTTGAAGGGTAGTTTTTGTTCGTCCAAATTAAATAAAGGTCTTTTGTTATATTGTAATAAGTAATCATATTTATCCTCACCTAATAAATCCAATAATGTTTCAATTTCATCTTGTATCTTATACTCTGTATATCTCTCATCTCTAGTTCTTTGATTTGGATTTTTTCTAATTGATGGAGTTGTATCTATAAAAATTTGTCCAATAGAATCTGATGGAAGTTTAATACCATACACAGAAATATCCGTAATACCATATTCTTTTAATCTTGGTAATGAATAATCCTTTAAGTATTTATTCAACTTATTTTTTAATTTCATAAAGTATGATAAAAAATATTGATTTTATCTCTTTCCATATTAAAAAAATTTGTAAGTCCTGTTATGATACAATGTTCAATTTCTTCCTCTTGTTCATATTCCGTACCATCAACATATACAATGATTTCACATAATCCATTTCTTTTGTCATATATAACATCAAATGAGTCTATTTCGGGATGATATGGTGTAACCATATCCCCTAATAATTTTAAAATCGCCTTTTCTTCCATATATTACCAAGTTCTTGATGATTTTAAACCTAATTTTTTTCTATATCTTGACACATTGCACGACCAATATCCCGCAGTAGTCCTGTCTTTCTTTTGGTCACATTTGTGACGAGCTCTAAACGATTTTGCGGCTCCTTTATTTGCGTTTCTAACTCGTAAATTTGGGTCACCGAAAGTTACTTTTTTGATATTACCACTTGGTGATTTAACATATACTGCGAACTTTTTAGGACCACCTGGTGTTCTAAATGGGCTATTTAATTTAACATTTTTACCTCTGTGTTTTGCCTCAGAAATAATTTCCCATAAATCTTCTTCATATATCGGAGCGTCAAGATAAACCTCTTGGTCATTTTCAAGAATAACCTTTTTACCTAAGTCAGATTCAACAATCCAAATATCGTCTTCATTTAATCTAATTTTGTTATTGTCATATAACCATCTAACTTCATTAATTAATGAGAAAAATTTGTCTGAATAAATTCTAAATACATTTTCCGACAATGGTAATTTATTGTATAAATGATATTGTAACTCTTTAGAAACTTTCACATCCTCGGTAAGTTTCATAGGAGGATTTTTAACCTCATTAATTATTTTATTTACAATAAATTCTATATTTTTTGACATAACTTTAGTTTATGATAAATATTTTATATTTTACAGAACTTTCTCAACAATAAAGCAGAACCAAAACAAAGTCCCGACAGCAAGTATAAAACCAAGTTTGCTTTCCACAAACTCCCTGTTAGTGACATTAGTGAATATTGTATAGCGTCGAATCCAAATGGGTTGAAAAACATCCCCATCATAAGTAGCTTTACATAAACGTTCTCCAAGAAAATTCTCCTCCATGTTCTTTTCACTATCTCCATCTTCCATGTTGTAAAGATTAAAATTTATGGTTATAACCTAATAATTTATAAATACTATATAATACAAATAATTCTATTTAAACATATATTTATTGAAGAAAAAGAAATTCATTATGAAAAAAATAAACGAATCAAAACTCAGAGAAATTATTAGAAAAAGAATTCTTGAGGAAACTGAGATTGAATCAAAGGAAAGAAACCCTATGTGTTTATCTAACAATACGATTTCATTGGATGAGATTGTTGGTAAAGCTGATGATTATGTACATTACACTCCAGGAGTAATGAAAAGAGGTGGCGGGGTCAATTCAATGGTAGATACTATAGGTATTTTAAATAACCTAAGATTATTTAAAGATGTTTCTGATGGTGGGGCTCATTTATCTTACGAAATGATGAACCACTTGAATAAATTCAGAAATAAACATTATTTTGATGAGACTTCAGGTGAATGTCATCGTGCTATGGATAAAGTAATTGAACTTTACAAGGAAAACGAACATGGTGCCGAATTAGTTAAAGATATTGAGAGGGTACTTGCATTACAATCAAAGGATGATGAATATACACCATCACCTAGAGCTAAAGAATATCTTAAAAGATGTATAAATCTTATTAAGGAAAAATAACCCTCTATACGAGGACTTTTAGGACCGTTATCAGTTATGGTAACAGGAAAAGGGGAAGTTCGCTACTGTCCCCTTTTTTGTTTTTGTGATATTTATAATTGAACAATATAAATAAAAACAAAATAAAGTAAAGTATTATGGCAAAATCAACCGCACAAGGCTCAAAGGAGACCTTTGGAAAAAAAAAAGAGGGAAACCCAAAAGAAAATATGGTCCTAAAGAACAACGACCAAAATCCTACCGAGGTCAAGGTAGATAAAGAAAAAAAAGGAATTATAAAAACAATATTAGAATTCATTAAAGAAGTTCTCATGTGGTTGAAGGGGGTTTTCAACGATGAGAAAGGTAATCCATCTTCAAAAAGGATAGTTGGATTGGGATGTGCGGTTGCACTTTGTATAACAATGTATCACAATGGTTTTTCATCTGTTGAAGTTGCACCGGCAAGATATTTGGTAGACGCAGTTGCTTTATTAGCGTTCGGGACTTTAGGTCTTGCAAGTGTTGATAAATTTACCGCAAGAAGAGGAAAAAAAAAAGAAGAAGATTCTGAATAAATAAAACCCCCTATTAAAGGGGGTTTTATTTATTCTTCCTTTTGACGGGTTCGGGTTTCTTATCAATAATCTCAACTGAAATAGGACCATTCTTAAACTTGTCAGCATCGTAGGTCCAAATTGAGATTGTGTCTTCGCTTTCGTACTTTCTTGTTATTTTAGTCATTACGTTAAAAGATTAATTATTAATAAAATTATTAAAACTGTTGGTATGCTCCAAAAGAAAGCATTTATAAAATGTATAAACTCTACTTTAATCGATACCCATTTTTCATCACGTATGTGATAATCGAAAAATCTACGACTGAACGTGTTTATCAAACACAGGATAATAAATGAATACATTTTACAAATATAAACAAAAAACCCCACTTCGGTGGGGTTTTCTGAAAAAAAAATTACTTTTCTTTAACTTCTTCGAAATCAACATCCGAAACTTCTCGGTCAGGTGTTTGACCTTCAGTTCCTTCACTGTAAATTCCTTGTGTGATTGTTTGAGCAACCAGTGCCAATTTACCAGTACCGTTTCTTACCTTTTCGATGTCTTTCTCAGCAATTGAGACCTTCAATTCAGAGATTGCCTCGGCAAGTTGAGTCTTTTGTTCTTCTGTCATTTTTTCCTCCAAATCCTTCATTGTTTTTTCAGATTGGAATACTAATGAGTCCGCTTGGTTAATTGCGTCCACGTCTTCACGAGCCTTCTTGTCTGACTCCGCGTTCGCCTCGGCATCTTGTTTCATCTTTTCGATTTCCTCTTTCGATAAACCTGATGACGCTTCGATACGGATTGACTGTTGCTTGTTGGTCGCCTTGTCCATTGCCGATACATTGATGATACCGTTGGCATCGATGTCAAATGTAACTTCAACTTGTGGTACTCCTCTCATCGCTGGTGGAAGTCCGTCCAAGATAAAACGGCCAATTGTTCGGTTGTCTTGAGCCATTGCTCTCTCACCCTGTAGAACGTGAATTTCTACCGAAGGTTGGTTATCAACTGCCGTTGAGAACACTTGAGACTTTTTAGTTGGGATTGTCATGTTTGCCTCGATGAGTTTTGTGAATACACCACCCTGTGTCTCGATACCGAGTGATAGTGGTGTTACATCAAGTAACAATACATCTTTAACATCCCCTGCGAGTACTCCTCCTTGAATTGCCGCGCCGAGTGCCACAACTTCATCAGGATTAACTCCTTTTGATGGTTCTTTACCGAAGAATTTCTTAACCGCTTCTTGAATTGCCGGAATACGTGTCGAACCACCAACCAAAATGATTTCATCAATTTGACTAGCTTTAAGTCCTGCGTTTTTCAAAGCCGACTTACATGGAGCGATTGTACGTTGTACCAAACTATCAACAAGTTGTTCAAATTTAGCCTTAGACAATGTACGTACCAAGTGTTTTGGAACACCATCTACGGGCATAATGTAAGGAAGGTTGATTTCTGTTGATGGTGAAGACGACAATTCAATCTTTGCCTTTTCTGCTCCCTCACGAAGTCTCTGTAGAGCCATTGGGTCTTTAGACAAATCCAATCCGTTTTCATCTTTAAACTCATTCACCAACCAGTCAATAATCGCTTGGTCAAAGTCATCACCTCCCAAGTGAGTATCTCCATCAGTTGATAGAACTTCAAAAACTCCATCACCAAGTTCAAGTACTGATACATCGTGTGTTCCACCTCCACAGTCAAACACAACAATCTTCATGTCTTTTGCTTGTTTATCAAGACCGTACGCTAACGCCGCTGCGGTTGGTTCATTGATAATACGACGAACTTTCAATCCTGCAATCTCGCCAGCTTCTTTAGTTGCTTGACGTTGTGAGTCGTTAAAGTAAGCGGGTACCGTAATTACCGCTTCAGTAACTTCTTGCCCAAGATAATCTTCGGCGGTTTGCTTCATCTTCTGAAGAACAATTGCCGAGATTTCTTGTGGTGAATACTTCTTGTCATCAATTTGGACACGAGGAATATTACCGTCACCTTTTACCACTTTGTATGGTACTCGCTTTATTTCTTTTTTACTCTCGTCAAAGCTAGCTCCCATGAAGCGCTTGATAGAATAAACTGTTTTGTCAGGATTGGTTACCGACTGACGCTTTGCGGGGTCCCCAATCTTTCTTTCACCACCATTCGCAAATCCAACAATTGAAGGGGTGGTTCTTTTTCCTTCATTGTTTGTAATCACAACGGGTTCTCCGTTTTCCATAATAGCGACACACGAATTTGTAGTCCCTAAATCCACGCCTATAATTTTACTCATATAGTTTTTTTGTTTTTGTTAAATTATATGTTTTTTATTTTATGGAATCAAGTTCCAAATGAAAAATTATTAAAATGTGTGCCAAATTAAAAATAATGACACATTGTCATATTATTATATTTTTTTAATGACATTTTGACAAAAAACAAAAAAAGTATGACAATACTTTATTTTTTGTAAAAAGTATCGTATTTATTTCAAAATGAAAAATAATAAACTAAATAATAAATAAACCATCCTCCTTCGGGAGGATTTTTTTGCTAAATTATATGAAAAACACAAAAATTTACGACGAATTAGTAACGAAGTTAAGAACCTTCTTCAAATCAAAAGGTTTTAAAGAAGTCCCAACACAGTCAAGATTATCAATCTTAGCTGCATGTGAAAATCCCCACTCAATTGCAACATTTGAGTATAACGGACAGATTTGGCCTTTACCCCAAACTGGACAAATGTGGTTAGAGTACGAACTGCTTAAAAACCCTGAATGGAATGGGGTGTATTGTATTTCAACATCATACAGACAAGAAAAAGACCCAATTCCAGGTCGTCACTCCCTCATATTTCCAATGTTTGAAGTTGAAAGTAAAGGAACAATGTCTGACCTAATAAATTTAGAACGAGAACTTTTAGAATATTTAGGATTTGATTGTCCAATTAATGTAAAATATGATGATATCTGTGAAGAATATGGAAATGTAAGTATTTTAGAACATGAACATGAAACCCGAATGTGGGAAGAAAAGGGGAATTCAATCTCCCTGCAGTTTTTTCCATTAAGAACTAACCCATTTTGGAATATGAAACGAAACGATAACGGTACTTTCAATAAGGTTGATGTTATTTTATATGGTCAGGAGACAATAGGTTCGGCGGAAAGAAGTTGTGATGTTAATGAAATGAGAGAAATGTTTTACACAATTGAAAATGGAGGATACTCTAAAAAATTATTTGAGCTATTTGGTAAAGAAAGAGTTGAAAAAGAACTTGAGGAGTTTCTTTCGATGGATTTTTTCCCAAGATTTGGGTGGGGTTGTGGTCTAACAAGATTGGAAAGGGCCTATAAACTAATGATGGAAGAGAAACAAATTACAGTGTAATTTCAAATAAAATATAGGGAAAATCACTTTGAATTGATTTTAATTGATTTAGTGAACTACCCATTAGCTAAAGACTAATGGGCTTCTACGTTGCAAGCACATGGTATCCCATCACTTTGAGCAACGCTGGACTTGTTCCTAAGTCCAAAATTTTTAATATTTATTGATGCATTTACATCACGGTCATGCTTGGTATTACATTTAATGCAAGTCCATTCTCTATCATTAAGAGTCAACTCTTTGTTGATATATCCACAACAGTTGCAAGTTTTGGATGAAGGCTCAAATCTACCAATGACAGATAGATTTTTTCCTTGCCACTCTGATTTGTATTCAAGCATTGAACGAAATTCACCCCAACCCATATCACTTATTGCTCTTGCAAGATTGTGGTTCTTCACCATGTTCTTCACAGATAAGTCTTCAAGACAAATTGTGTCATAATTATTCACCAAATAAGATGAAATCTTATGCAAATAATCTTGCCTTTGATTTTTCACCTTTTCATGAAGCAGTGCAACAACCAACTTTTGTTCTTTGTAATGATTGCTTCCCTTTTGTTTTCTTGCAAGAGAGCGTTGGGCCACTCTTAATTTTTGCATTGTTGATTTAAAGAAATCTTTGTTCTCGAATTTCTTTCCCTCACTTGTTATTGCAAAATCTTTTATTCCCAAGTCAATACCAACAGCAGATTGCTCCGTTATCGGTTTTTTCTTTGGTAATTCCTGTTTGTTGTCAACCAATATGCTGACAAAATATTTATTTGTTACTGTTCTACTTACTGTAACCGTTTTTATACCACCTTTAAATTCTCTATGCAAATCAATTCCAACAAATTTAAGTTTTGGAATGAATATTTGCTTATTATCTTCTGATAAGAATACACCTTGTGGCAACTGAAAACTTTGTTTTCCATGTTTGTTCTTATATTTTGGAAATCCTTTTCCCTTAAAGAAATTGGTATATGCATTGTCGAGATTTCGTAAAGCCATTTGTAAAGCCTGTGAAGGTGCTTCCTTAAGCCAAGGACATTCACTATCTTTTAATTCTTTAACTTGTTTAATAAGGTCAAAGCAATCAATATTGGTTTTATTTCCAGCATAAGCAGTGATTTTGGTTTCCAAACCGAGATTAAAAACAAATCTGGTTTGCCCAAATATGTTGGTAAGAAGACCTTCTTGTTCTTCTGTTGGGAAAATGCGATATTTATATGCCTTTAGCACGTACTTTTATTATATTTTATCTAAGGAAATTACTTTTATTTTGCTTGTTGAATCATCTTTAACCACCACTTCATTTTCCAGCCAAACCATATCTCTTTGAAAGAGACTTCTTGGAATATCAATATTACTTTCTGCTGTTTTTGCAGTTATCAGATACAAATTTTTTGTTTTTAGATGCCACATTTGTTGTTTAAAATCTGGATTATCCATCCTATTTGGATTTGTAAACCAACTATAACCTAATTTGATTTTATTAAAATCTTTTGGTTCTTCTAAGGCAATCATTCTATATATTGTAACTTCGTTTGGAACTCCGTTAAATCCATCTGGAAATTTATCTTTTAATAGGTTTTTAAATCCATCAACAACACATTTAGATGCTTCCTCTAAAGTATCACCACAATCCCAAGCACCGCTTGAGTCAAAATCATTCATTAACCCCCACTTTGCAATATCATACAAATCTTGTTCTATTAATTTAGAAAAAGAATCATACTTGTGTGGGTTAAAATTTAATTTGGATAGTTCCTCTTTGATTATCTGCCTTATGTACTTTTTTAAATTCACTCCTTTACGATTATAGATGAAATGTTATATCTGTAAATAGTCAAATTTTTTGTAAAAGTTTGTTTTCTGTGAAAACTTTTACAAAAAATTCTTCAGCTATGTCCAAAAAATCAAATTATACATCAACAAATCGCTCAAAACACTATTTAAAAGCACACATCATCTTTGCTGTTAAGTACCGCAAACCACTCTTGGTTGGTATGTTAAATGATGATATGAAACAACTTCTTCAAAACATATCTGATGGGTCAGATTTTGAGATTGAGATAATGGAGTCAGATGTAAACCATATCCATTTCCTTATTAAATATATCCCTCGTTTATCCATTACATCCATTGTTCGCAAGTTAAAACAAGAGTCAACATTTCACATTTGGCGTATGCATCGTCAGTTTTTGTTAAATCAATTTTGGGTTGAGAAAACCTTTTGGTCTGATGGGTGTTTCGCCTGTTCCATTGGTGAGGCTTCACCAGAAACCATTCGTCAATATATCTTAAACCAAGGTTAAGCCATCACCTCGTTGGTCGCTTATATCCCATCGGCTGAAGACCGATGGGTTTTACGCTCCGAAATATAAAAAACCTCGTTAGTACTTGGGTTAATGTGTTTATATATGTATGCCATATAAATAAGTATCTCAATGTTTGAATTTGATTAATATAAAACAAGAAACCCCTCAAAAGAGGGGTTTTTTATTCTTCAATTTCAGACAAAAGTTTACCCCATAACACCATTTGAACTACCGCTAACAAAATACCAATAGTAAATACTGATTCGTTGGGGGCGTTTACGATTAAAATCATATCAACCGCCAAAGCCATCCTCGTTTCTTAATTTTACAAGTTCGTCAAAGGTGTAGTTAGATAAATTCATAGGACAAATGTATAACAAGTTTCTGAAATACCAAAATTATTTTTTATATTCCAACCATTCAAGATAAAATCCAATTGCCACAATAATATTCATACCAATAGAACAACATAACTCAACAATATCATCATAAACATTCATAGTTAGATGAACATGTCCAACAATCCAAAATGGGATTGATAAATTGGAGGAAATCCATAGTAATAAGAACTTAATAAATTTAATCATACCCTTATAAATACAAAAACCCCACCTTATGGGTGGAGGTTTTTTTTGATGTCGGGTATTATAATTTACACCACCCAAGACATACCTTACCAAAAGTAATCTTTTGAACTAGTTTACAGATAAATGTTTTCATAATACTATAAATATTAATTAGAATATATTATTTAATTTACTTTCAATTTTTGATAGGGGTTCAACTAATTCTCCAACCATAACTAAATCATTATAGGTTTCCGAGAAATCATCAATACTACTGAAATATTCATCAACCAAATCTTTATACTGTTCTACTTCTGATAAGAACTCTTCTTTTGTAATATCACCGTTATGATATTCTTCTTCAAGATTGTAGAACTGTTCTTCAATATGATTAATCTTAATGAACATCGTATCAAAAAAATCTAATTTGTCTTCTTCTGTATTACCCATTAATTCCTTCGTTAAATTTTTCCTCAATTTCTTTTAGTTCTTCTTCGGTAAGGTCATCGTCATGCTCAATATCTTCAATCCAAGTACTATGTCCGTCATTACGAGCGATGATAGTAAATTCTCTACCATCTTCTGTTGTACCATCATAACTCTTTAGACAGAACATCAACATTTCATTTTCAAAATCTATATTCATAATTATTCAAAGTTACATTCGTATTCTTCACCTGTAATTTTTTCTCTAACCGCATCTGCATTAAGACATTCTTGATAAATAGAGTCATACCATTCACTATTTGTTGGTTTCATGTTCCCCCAATTTTCCGAAATGTATTCTTGTATTTCTTCTTCGGTCATTCCGTTTAGTTCGGGATAATCTTCAACATTAATTTCAACGGGTTCTTTAACGAGCATTGTGTTGTAATACTCAACCATTCTGACTGAAATGGTTCAAAGTCTCTATTAAATCAAACAACTCACCATTTTGTTCTTCACTCAGTAATGATATTTTAAAAGCAATTATCTTATCAACAATGAACACTCCGACAAGTGAGGCAAACACCATCAAGATAAATCTAACAAGAATGTCTTGAGTTGAGTTGGAGAATAATTTATTTACGTAAAACACTCCAAGACATATAAATATCAGTCCCATTAAAACGGCAGTAATCATTACGGCAGGATTTTCAGAGCTAAACATAGTTAGGTTTAACTATAAATATCTGATATGAATGTAATTTTCATTTTCTTACTTGAGTATCTTCTAGTTCAACAATTGTTGGTCTGTCAAAGATAAGGACATTTACTTTTACTTTACCTTTTTCTTTATCAATATATTCAATATTTCCTTTAAATGATGTGAATGGTCCGTCAGTTACTATAACTTCATCACCAATACTATAGATATCATTAAAGGATTTAGTTTTATTTTCTTCGTGGACACCAATCATTCTATTAACCTCAGAATCAGGTACTACTTGTATATTCCCTGCTCTATCCGACAACAATCCAGTTGCACCTTGTATTCGCCTAACAACTTGTTTTAATTCACCTATTGCGGATGTCTCAACAAAGACATATCCAGGAAATATAACTTTTTCCATTTCAGTTTTTTTACCGTCTTTAGTTGTAAAAACTTTTTCAGTTGGTACAACAACTCTTCCGATTACACCAATTAGTTCTCCTTTCTCACCTTCTTTAATAATTCTCTCAGAAACTTTTCTTTCTCTATTCGCCTGAGACCTTACAATATACCATTCCATATTTTTTATTTATTAATCCCACCAAGCCCGCAAATCGGACCCGTCATATAGTTTATCAAAATCTTCTTCAGATTCTCTAATTTTATCATAGTCGGGACCTTTGATAATCTGACAAAGTTCTTCCCAATACTCTTTTTGAATCTCATGAGCCCTTACAAGAAGTTTTTTATTATTTTCTTTTTGCTCAGGAGTTTCGTTATCTTTTAGCTGATATAGTTTTTTACCATCATTACCGAATGGATTATCAAAAGTCTTGTCAGTAATCTCCTCAAATTCAAAATTCGTGTAAATATATTCAAATCCCAACTCTTTTTCAGCCTCTTCAATAAATGAGTCTTTAACACAAACATCAATCAAATATGAAAGTCTTTTCATCTTTGCAACTTTCTTCAAACGACTTTCATCCACTTCAAGTCCATACTTCTCAATTCTCCAAGACATATCATCAACAGCGGTTTTTACCCAAGGTAAAACAGAGCCATCACCATTATACGAAGTATGATTCCATAAATTCTTACGAAATAACCATAAATTACGAAAAAATCTTGGGATATCGTATCTGAACAATGAATATGTTTTATAAATCTTACTTTCATGCCAAATAAGTCGGTCAAGAGACTTACTAAACGTATCTGAAAACTTAACTTTCATTATTTTTAATGTTTTTTACAAATAAAAAGAGAGGTCAATAAAATTAACCCCTCTTTTTGTATATATAGGCTCTCTGATGAGAGTGATAGTGTTAATAAATATATAACATTAAGAAAAGTACTTATAAAATACTTAAAAATCAAGATTTTTCCATTATTTTACCTCTAATTTTCTGTTTTTCTTTTCCAAAATTCACTACCATGACGTATTTTTCAGAACTTTCTAGTTTTTCACCCCATTTTTGTAAAAAATTACTAAATAGTTTGTTTGATGTGTTAATGTGTGAGATATTTGTTGAAGATTGCAGTACTTTAACGACCCAATTAAACTCTGCATCAGCAATTCCTTTAAAATTCTTTGGATTTGTTAATATTTTCATCATATGTATTGATATTAAGTGTGAATTAGTTATAATTTCTACAAATATACAAAAAAAATCAATGAAAAGACTATTAGAGACATTAATTAACAAAGTTTTTGTTGATGATTTGGAATTAATGTACGGAAAAGGTAGTCATATTAAGGTAAATCAGGTAAAATACTGTACCACTAACAAACATTTTCTAATTGATTACATGCTTTTTGTGTCTGACCCTGTTTTATTTGAAGAAATCTATTTGGGTGGGGTTGAAATGTTAATGTCAGAAAGTTGGGATTGGACCGGACTTGATGAAAAAAGAATTTTATTCACCGTAACCTACGATATTATTTAATCTTCAGTAATTAAACCTTCTCTTTTAAACTCTTGGAAGGCTAAAGGTACTGCGGCGGCTAACGGAATATGGAATTTATCATGTAATTCAGTAATTTTTTCATGAAATTCATTAAATACTCCACATCTGTAGGCGATATGGAACATTTCTTCCAAACATTCTTCGTTACTTAGGCTCATTTTAGAGGATTTATACATAAATATATATTTTAAAAAAAACTAAGTCAATTTTTTTTATATAATTTGATTGAAAAACAAAAAAAAATCATCTATCATTATAAAAAATGATAAAAATGAAAAAAATTACAAATTCGGACACCGTAGTTGTCCATTACACAGGTAGATTAGAAGACGGTACCATTTTCGATTCTTCTTTAAATGAGGGTCGCGAACCATTGAATGTTACTTTGGGTCAAGGTCAATTAATTAAAGGTTTTGAAAACGGTTTAGTTGATATGAGCGAGGGTGAAAAGAAAACTATTGAAATTGAGCCTTCTGAGGCTTATGGAGATGTAAATGAAATGTTAATTAGTGAGGTTAATAAAACACAAGTTCCTGAGGGTATTGAAGTTGGTCATATGTTACAAGGCATGGGCCCTATGGGCCCTATTAATGTTACAGTGGTTGAGATTGGTGAATCAACAGTTAAAGTTGATGCTAATCACCCATTGGCGGGAAAAAAATTGATTTTTGATTTGGAAGTTGTAAGCATTGACTAAAAAACTCACTCATACATTCTATCTTCAAAGTTTGGGAATCTTTTCTCAAACTTTTTTATTATGGAGCCAGCCAATGCGTTGGATTCATCTTCATTTTTACCACCAATATTTTGACCTTTATCTCTTTTAAGAACGGTTCTTTGGTATTCATGAACCCATTCGTGAGCTAAGGTTCTCATAATATCTCTATTTATTCTACCTTTAGTTAAAATTTTTAAAGTACTATCATTAGACCTAGAACCAGTTGTCATATCCCCAATTCTTTTATTAACCAAATTAACTAATACATCATTTTTAATTGGTATCATCTCTTGTAAAAATTTTATGAATGACTCATATAATTTCTTATTTTTAATGCCGTGATTTTTGTCAAAATGTTTAACCGTTACTTTCATAGACTAATTTGTTATTATAAATATATTTATAAGTAAAAGATACTGATGAGTAAAAGATTAATAATTTCTGAAGAAGAACAAAAAGAAATTAAAAAGTTATATAATCTATCTGAACAAGATTACCTCAAAGCGGGACTTGAAGCTATATTTAAGAATATTTTTAACAAGAAAAAAGAAGATAAAAAATCTGAAGACAAAGAAACTATCTCATCTGTAGATGGAAAGATTAAAGTAACAGGATATGGTGGGGATAAACTTAATAATGTTAATATATTCATTGATGAGATGAATAAGATGGGTATTACCGACCCATTACAACAAATCGGGATATTGAGTGTTGCAGCGAAAGAAAGCGGATTTAATACATTTAAAGAAGGTAGTTATTGTAAAACATCCGATTCAAGAATAATACAAGTATTTGGTTCAAAATTAGGAAATAGATGTGCCAGTCTTAAATGTGATGATTCTAAATTTTTTGAATGTTTATATGGTAAAAATTCAGGAAAAAAATTAGGTAATACTGAACCAGGTGATGGGTACAAATATATTGGCAGAGGATATAATCAAATTACCGGAAAGTATAATTATCAAAAAGTAGGTCAAAGAATTGGAGTTGATTTAGTTTCAAATCCCGAATTATTAGAAGACCCAAGAATTGCCGCTAAAGCCGCCATATCGTATTTTACTATGGGTAAATCACCTGAGAGTTTTCCTAAATTTGACAACAAAGAAAATGCGGTTGTGTATTTTGCTGACCTAAATTCAGGCTCACAATCACAAACCGCAAGAACAAATGCGTTAAATAAAATGGATGATTTTAATATCGCTTAAATATTTTTTTGATTTTCATCAAAAAATAAAACGAAAAGTGGTAGAATAAAAATTTTAGTTTTCTCAATTTAAATAATAAGTAATTCCTTTACTCCAGTAATCACCGTAGTCTTTATATTGTTTAAGCTCAACATCATTATACATTAAATCACTTATTATCACAACAGAATTACCAATTTCGGTAATAATAGGTACTAATTTGGTGGGGTCAAAATCTTTCTCAAGTTCAACCTCATAAGAATAAAATTCACCTTTAATATAATCCTCAACAACTAGTGCATCGTTATCATCAAATATATATTCTTCCTGAAATTCTTTAAATTCATGTTCATCAGAAGATTCCCAAATTTTTTTTTCATTTTCATCTGTGACGGTAATCATAAAATGTTCCGGATTATTGTAAGGACCTACAAAAATATTATCAGTGTCAGTTATTGACTCAATGTTAAGAATCTCTGAAATTTGTTCAGATTCCATCTCATCATGTTCAACCCTACCTTCAAAAAGAAGTTTTCTCTTTTCAATATTAATAGAATGGATATAGCACTCAGCACCACGCCCACCCACAGTAATTTTATACTTTCTCATCTTTCAATGACCATGTTTGTATTAACGATAGGTAGTCTTAATACCGGAATCGCTGAATATCCTAATGGTGAGGTTTCATTATCATATTTTTGCATAATCTCGTAATACCCGTCAAGTAATTTTACTGTTGTTACATTTTCTAAATCAAAAATAATTTCATTAGGCATTGATGCTGAAAATACTCTTGCGGTTTTGTTAGATGTGTTAAATACTAGTTTTTGTAATGACATGTTTTTTTGTTTTTTTATAAATGTATGTATTAAAATTTACTTTGTCAAATCATTTTTTTCTTCAGGTGTTAAAAGACCTTTACCAAATTTTTCTTTTCTCTCTTTATATCTATCTTTAACATGTTGATGTATTGGTCTTGGTTTTCCATCTTCATCAATTCTAACAAAAACAATTTTGGTGTGAGTAACAATGTCTTGGTTACCTGTATAAACATTGTGTTTTCTAACTTCAATATAAAGTGTGACAGATGTATTACCAAATGAAACCACCTCACCGTAAATTTTGAGAATGTTTCCTACTTTGATTACCCGTTTGAATATTAGTTCGTCAATCTTTAAAGTTACAATTTTTTGGGTATCACATATTTGGGAAGCGTAAGATGCCGCCGCATCATCAATTAACGCCAATAAAGTTCCACCAAACATATTTCCGTGGATTCCCTCATCACCCTTTTTGCTTATATATGTGGTTATTAGTTCCATCTATTTTTTTTCATTATAATAAACTTAAATATCTTTCACCTCTATCACATAAAAATGTTATAACGATACCTTCAGGATTATGTTCCTCAACATATTTTTCAGCGGCCAATATATTTGCACCCGCAGATATACCAACAAATATCCCATTATCCTTTGCTAGTTGTCTCGCTCTTTCTTTAGCGTCTTCAGTTTTAATTCTGATGATTTTGTTAACTTTTTTTAAATCAACCAAAAATTTACTACCATCCCCAATTCCTTGTATTCCATGTAGACCAGGGTTCCCACCACTCATTACTGGCGACTCATCAGGTTCAACCGCAACAATCCCCATTTTTGGATATGTTTCTTTAATTTTAATACCCGCGCCCATTAGTGTTCCACCTGTCCCTGTTCCAGTAACAAATGCCGAAATGAACTCATCAATATCGTTAATTTGTGTAATTATTTCCTTCGCGGTTGTCTCCTGATGAGATTCAATGTTTAACTTACTATCAAATTGATTACAATTAAACCATCCGTTTTCTTCCGATAATTTATTTCTTAATTTGATTGCTCCATCAAAATCACCAGATTCAACCTCAATAAGTTCCGCTCCATACAACCTTAACATTTGTTTTCTTTCTTCACTCATATTGGAAGGCATTACAATCTTACAATTATATCCTCTTTCCGACGCCAACCAAGCGAATGATATCCCCATATTACCTGATGTCGCTTCAATTATTGTATCACCCTTTTTTAATAACCCATTATTTTCAGCATCATTAATAATATACGATGCTGGTCTATCTTTAATTGAGCCTGTTGGGTTAAGTAATTCGGCCTTTGCGTAGATTTTGTCAGTAATTTTAATAAGTGGTGTATTTCCTATATAGTTTGATAATCTCATATTAATTTGTTTTATTCTTTAGTGAAACTCCGTGTTTTAGTCCAAATATAAAATCATTTAATTCTTCGTCTGTTGATAGGTGTTCTCCGATTGCAATTCCAATCTCATTACCGATATCAGATATATCACCATTTTTGTAATTAACATTTTCAAGGTGTTTAGATAGTTGATTTAATATGTGGGTAAATTCTGTCATACTTTTAAATATATAAAAAAGGATTGGTTTGCCAATCCTTTTGTTAAATAATATTTTGATAAATATCATAATTCTAGTTTGAGAGTGGTGCTTTAAGAGTTGGGTTTCTTATCACCAAATGGCCATCCTAAAAAATCTTCAGAATCCATTATAGATTCTATAAGAGATATGCAATAGGTTTCATCCTTTGATTCAAACTTCTGACCTTTCATTTCAATACCATCCTTATACTTTCTAGTATAGAATAAAGTAAATGTTTCTTGTGTTGAAGGTTGATTGATATAATAATCGTAAACTTCCTTTGGTGTTAGTTTTTGTGTTAACTGTTCCATAACTTATACTGTTTGGCGGTGCTTCTTGGCACTTTCTTCGTGACGCATTGCGGCTGCTGCGGCAACGCCTCTACGCACTTGTGACGCGCTTATTTCCTTGCGTAGTTCGGGTGCTTCGATTTGGTCGGTGCGGTGGTAGTAATAGTTCGCGGCTACCCATGTGAGGATG